GCCTCAGCCGGTGTTCTTGCTACTGCCTCAAAAACTTTCTGACCGCAGTGCTCCGCCAGGTGCCCATACAGCCTGATTTTGCGAAGCATTGCTGTCACTCGCCATGCTCTTTGATTCTACCGACGACTCAAGGGTCAATCTTTGACCAGCTTTGATCCTCCATGCCGTAGATAAACCACGGCAAACCGTATTGAGAGCAAGCCTTTTTGTCAGGCTTACTAGGCAAAGCAGGCGCACCGGGATGACTATGCACAACAGCTAAAACCTTGCCCGTGTCCTCAGCAGCCGCGTAGCCCATCGGATCAAGGATAAAAACGTCATCTTCATCGCTCAGGTTTTTACACGGCCAGTAATGCTTCGCACCATCGAGCATGACTAACAACCCACAGCACTCCTTAGGTGCTTCTGCCTCAGCGTGCTGCACCGCTGCTTTCTGCCAGTCGTCCATCAGTTGTTTAGGCCAACAGCAGGGAACGAACCAAACGGCAGGCCACCGTTGGCATCACCGTTAGGAAAACGCAAACGACAATCACTAATCCGCTTGCCGCAAGTGCCTGACACCTCAATCGGGGTCGTTGTCCCTGCAACAACTTTTGGTTCTGACGTTATTGGGTCATTGTCCGACGACCAAACCACATCAGTCCCATCACTGTCCTCAACTACCAGTACGCCGTCGTCTTTCAAGCGCAGTTGTTTGTTCAGGTAGCCAGTTGCTGTGACCTTGTAACCAGCGCCAGCCTCCTGCAGCGTGCCTTCTGTCGGATGGTTTGACGCAAACGGATTATTGCTAGTCAACGCAATCTTCAATACAAAATCTTCGTTGTTTCTCCAAAAGCCAGTCTGGCTGTTGATCGTGATACCTGTGATCGTGTTCCAGCCGAACCCTGTGTAGTTGCTGTGATCTTTTGAGTAATGGTCTGCAGGGATGGCGATTGAGGTCAAGTTAAAAGTGACGTTGACAGAACGACTGCCAAACTCATGATCTGCATCTACAAAGTTGTGAGTGGCTGTTGTCGTCTGCCCTGCGGCTGAAGGGCTGCTGCCTTTAATCTCCCAAGTGAAAGCGCCTGACCGCCCGATCTCCACATTGGCCGGATACCACTGATCAGTTCCATCAACGCTCAAACGAGTTAATGCTGAAATTTGACCCAGCTCATGAGTGTTTATGCCAGTCCAAACTACAGAATCAGGATAATCATTTCGAGCATAATCATCGTTATATATGACGAGATTGCCGTCGGCTTGCATCCTTAGGCTGTAACCATTGGCATTAGTGCCAATGTTTGTATTGGTTGCCCAGATAGCGTGGTCAGTGCTGCCCCCTGGCTTTTTGTAAATAACAAAGTTGCCATCAGGCTGCATTTTTGCCGTAAACCAGCCATTTGTAGAGACCAGTGCCTCGTTCTCATTGAGCTGGGCACCTGCCACTAGCTTGTCCGCGTTTGTTGAGTAACCAAACCCGGAGGCCGTCGCAGTGGTAATTGATGTGCCTGTGACTGTGAACTCGTCATCCCCGGCATAGCCGCACTCTTTGCCTTTGTACTCCCACTGGCAAAGGTTCTGCATCACAAGGCGACGCGGTGCCTTTGTGTTCGGCATGTCAAACGACGACACCAACTCAAACTCAACAAAGTCTCTGTTCTCGGCAACCTTGCGGTCGATGTAGTAAATCTCTGGAGGGAACTGTGCATTGGCACCTGAGTCAGGATTGCCGTAGGGATTGACCCCGTTCTCCCAATTATCGCTGTCAAGAAAACGGCTAAGGGTCCGAATCCTTTTCACCCGTGCGCCGCTTAAGTCGTTGCCTGGGGTGATTTGATTGATGCCCAAAAGCAACGCGGTGATTTGGCTTTGCAAGTTGGCAAAACGAATTGATGGTCTAGGCAGCGTGCCGTCACCATTAAATTCAAATCCTGATGCCTCGACAGGCAAAGGGATATAAGGCGTGCCGCCGTATTTGATTGAATATGCGTCAAGGATGTCATCAGATCCAGCAGGCAGCGTTGTCTTGCGGTTGCGACCTGCGTGAAAGTAATACTCTTCATCGGAGCCGTGCAGATCTTGAAACAGCTTCAGCTCAAACAGCTCAATAATTGCAAAGGGGCTGGAGTTGATCAGCTCAACAAAAGCAGTGCTCATGGCTCAATAACTTGCTGGAAAGTTGCTGTAATCGTTGCCCTGTTCAAATACGGTATGGACTTGGACCAGTCTTGGCAAATCCACTTGTAAGTGTCTGATTCGTCTGGTGGCGACCAGTCAAAGTGCTCCGCCCCACCGCGAGCTTCAAGGAAAGTTTCGATGGTGTCAGCATCAGTTTCTGACACCTCAAACTTCAGGCTCCAAGTTTTCAGGTCAGTATTCAACCCAAAGCGCAAGCGGCTGGAATATCCATCACCTAGCTGCACGTTCCGCACAGTCGGCTGGCTGCGCTTGCTTGCCCCGTAGGTCGGGTTGATTGAAGGGAAAGTGGCCATCAGCGAGTAAGCAGACCACCAGGCCGCTNNATCAATTCTGCCTGCACTGCCTGACCAATCAAGCGGCCAAGTTGGTCGGCGTTGCCTTGGTTGCCCTGGACCTCGGTGCCAGACGCATCAACGTTGACGACGACGCTCATGTTTCCGCCTACAGCGGAGTTAGGAGTAATGCTGCCGGTGCGGCCAGGCGTGAATAGCTCAGGGCCACGCTCTCCAACCATGTAAGAACGCCCGCCCTGAACCGTGCCGCCTGCGGCTCTGCCACCGCCGAAGTTAAACAGGCCAAGCAATCCAGAACCGCCTTTGCCGCCAATGTTGAAACCGCCAATGCCTTGACTTAGGAACATGCTTCCCAGTTGCCTGAGGATGCCGGACAAGGACTCACTTAGTGACTTGCTGCCATCAATCGCGCCCATGATTGCGCCAGTAATGCCGTTCTGAATCACGTCGGCAATCTCTTTGACCTTGGCCAGCTGCTTGTCCTGCTCTTCCTTCAAACGCTTAGCGGCTTCAATCCTTTCTTCATCTGCTTTCTTGAGGTCGTAAGTGCTCTGCAGGAGATTCTGCAGCTTCTCAACCTCTTCCTGTTTTAGATCTGGGAATCTTGCCGCAATGTCGAGTTTTGCAAACTCAAGTTCTTTCAGCTCGCGAGCTTCGTCTGTTGCCAGTGACTCCAGCTTGTTTCTACGCTCAAGCTGCTGCAGGAGTTTTTTGTAATCCTCTGTTTGTTTCTGAAGAGGTGTTTTCTTTGTGCTTGTCGTGCCTCCAATTAAATTGCCAGTTGGGTTGATCGTGTTTGTTGGCACGTCAACAGTTGGGGGCTTTGTCGCAGCGGAGGCAGCTTCTGCGGCGGCTACATCTGCAAGCGCAAGGGCTTCAACTGCAGCCGGGTCAGCTTTTCTCGTCCCACGGCCCATAGTGCCGCCTAATTTTTCTCGCGCTGCTGTTCTTGCTCTATTCATTCGGAACATCTTTCCGAGTGCATCAGTTGCGCGCACAGCGGCTGTGATCACACTATTGACTAGATCAAGAATCCCTTTGATTGCCGGACCAAGAACCTGATCAAGGCCCCTAATCAAAGTATTCAAACTATTGACAATTCTGCTGATCTGAGAGGAGACCGTATCCCCCATGATGTCCGCAGCAGCCTCAGCCGCTCCAGCTGCATTTTGTTGATTCTCCAGATTCCTGTTGAATCGAACCAGATCATCATTGATCAAAGGCATCAATGCCTTCAACGCATCAACAGACCCAAACAGCTTGGTAATTTCAACTTCGCTGCCACCTGTCTTGGCGATCAAATCTTCCAAGAACCCGCCAAAGCCTTTGGTCTTAATCGCGGCACTGCTGAAATCAAGGCCCAAACGCTTGGCCGCCTTGGCCGCCTCAGCTGTTGGCTTGACGACTGATGCGATGACTTGGTTGATGCCTGAGAACGTACTTTCAACCGGCACACCTTGCGCGGTGACTGTAGAGATTGCCGCGTTCAGTTCATCAACACCAACGCCTGCCGCCGCCGCGATGGGGGCAACTCGACCAATCTGTGAGGCGTATTGACCAACAACAATTTTACCGTCGTTCTGTGTCTGAATGAATCCATCAACAATCTTGGCCACACTGTCTGTGGTCAGACCAAAAGCGTTCATCACGCTGGTGGCCGCATCTGACACCGTGGCAATGTCAGTCATCCCGCCAACCGCGCCAAAGGTAGATGCCTCCAAAATCTTGGAGATGTCGGCAGCCTTACTAAAACCAGCAGATGCCACGTCATAAGACGCGGCCAAAAGTTGATTGCTTGACGCCAAGCCCTTGGTGTTGGCAACCACGCCAACAAGCTGACCTTCAAGCGCCTCAGCATCAACGCCAAGAGTTCTGACAGCAGCCCTCGCCTTGTCAGCCTCAACAAAACCTCGGACGCCAGCGGTCACAGCTCCAATAGCTGAGATGGCCAGACCAAGTGGCCCCAGCGCCGCCTTAAACGCAGTACCCAGCCCTCTAACAGAAACAGCTGCGGCACCCATGCCCTTGGCCGCACCAAACCCAGCAGAAGCCATGCCACGCATGGTCCCCTGGGTGCTCTTCATTGCACCCTGAGACTTTTGCAGGGTTGCGTTTAATTTTTTAGCCGCGACATTGGCACTGTTCAGCGCCTTGACCGCTTGGGTCGAATTAACGCGGAGCTGAATGTTACTGACGACCACGGCTGAACTTCAGCGATAACTGAAGTCTACCGCCGTTGACGTTTCGCGCGCTCCATTGCTCTTTCCTCGTTCTCGGCCTTCACCTCATAGAACGCAGCAAAGTGGACAAGCTCCGCATCGGTCAATTCCGTGCGAAGCCTGCTCACAGTCATCCCTAACTCGCAGGCCAGAAAGAACTCAAAGTAAGTCCAGCTGTCCTGCTTCAGTCGTTTTTT